GTATATCAATGTTATGTCCCAACTGTTGCATCGCTTTAAGAGCATCCATAATACCGTTTTGATAAGCAGATGGAGTTTGTTCTTTACCTGGGTAATCAAATCCGAGTTCGTTTATCTCTTCTTTGATGATTTGTTTTAGTTGTGATAGTTTCATGTTTTTATTATATTATTTACATTATGTCAAGTATCACATTGCCATGCCTACCTGTAGATGCATTTATATACATTGTTTCTCCATCTGTGAATATAATCTCTATTGACTCTTCATCTTGGTTAATTTGTTCAATAGTTTTACCTACATATTGTGCTCCGTCTTCTGATGGTTTTGCTTCGTTTAAAGAATTACCAATTTCCTCTTTAATAATTTGTTTTAGTTGAGATAGTTTCATTTAAAAATAATTTACTATAAATATATTAACCCTCACAACTGATACATTCACTTAAACGTTGTAAATTATCTCCTCTTAATACACTTTCTGTACGAAGATAATACAATGTTTTAATTCCTCGTTTATGAGCTTCTTTGTGTACTTGGCTAATGAATTTTGGAGTATCATTTGGATCAAAACATAAATTTAATGAAATAGCTTGGTCTACATATTCTTGTCTAACACCATTTTGTCTTACAATTTCTAATTGGTTGATTTCTTTAAATGTTAAGAATACTTCCTTTTCCTCATCTGTTAGTATATAAGACGGAACATTAATTACTGATCCTTGATCTTTTAAGATTTGGTCCCAAACACTATCAATGTTATATCCTTTAGTTTCAAGTAATTCTTCTAATATTCTATTACGTTTAATGAATACACCTTTTGCTGTTTTCAAATTATAAACATTAGCAGGAATAGGTTCGATTGAAGGTGATACACCTCCTGAGATATGAGCGTTTGATACTGTAGGTGCGATTGCTAAGTGATGAGTATGTCTCATACCTGTACCTTTACACCATTCTGGCTCACCATATAATTCTGCTTGTTCACGGGACGCTTTTAAAGCACCTTTCTCAATAAATGCTGATATCATTCTTGTATAAGCAGTTGCTTGAATACCTACAAATGGTAATCCTTTTGATTGTAAAAACGTATGCCATCCTAAAACACCAATTCCAATTGCTCTACCTTTAGTAGCAGAACGAACTGTGTTTTCCATAAACTTAACATTTTTAGCTCTATCAATAAATTCTTGTAATACACCTTCTAAGAACCAACAAGTTAATTCAGGTAATGTCATTCCATTTTCAAATGTGTATTCTTTCCATTCATCCCAACGAGCTAAATTTAAAGATGATAAACAACAAATAAATGAGTGTAATTCGTCTGTGTATAATGAAATTTCAGAACAAATGTTAGTCATTGACACATGTAAGTTATTTTTCTTATATGCTTCAGGATTTGCATTATTAACATTATCTTCAAACATGATATAAGGCTCACCTGTTTCAAGACGTGTTTTTAATATTTCACCCCACAATTTCATTGCTTTAGGATCTTTATTATCCAAATCCATCATAAACTTATCGTCAATAACAACACATTGATGTAAATTTAAACATTGACGATTAACATCACCTTTTGGTCTACGAATTTGTAAAAATTCCTCAATATCAGGGTGAGTAATATTTAAGTTAACCGATGCTGCTCCTCTACGAACTGAGCCTTGGTTAGTGGCTAAGATAGTTGAGTCATAAATTTTAGCCCATGGAACAATACCTTCAGACACACCATTGTCTTTAATCGCTTTACCTCGGCCTCTAATGCGAGATAAACCAATACCTACACCACCACCTTGAGATGATAGTCTCATTAATTCAGAGTTAGCATCTGCAATGCCTTCGATACTATCTCCAACGTCAATACCAAAGCATGAAATAGGCATTCCACGTTCTGTACCTAAATTTGATAGTACCGGTGATGCTAAACATAACCAATTCTTAACTATCGCCTCATAAAAGAACGGTTGTAAATCTTTACGTTTTAATCTACGAGCAGCTGATTTAGTTACTCTTTTATATGCGTCAAATACATCTTCATCAGGTAATAAATAACCTTTTGAAATCATGCTAACTGCAATCTCATCCATCCAATTCGGGTAATTTTTTCCTTTAACCCATCCATCTGTGTCCACTTGTATACTCATTTTTTATTTTTTATAAATCGTCCCAATCTGCTGTTGATTTTGAATAACTTGTTACTCTTCCTGCGAAGAAATCTTGATGTGTTTTACCACTTGTTAAATGACCAAACCACTCAATTTGCTTTAATAAACCCGGATCAATGTCATTATAAATTGCATTGTAACCTAATTCTAACATTTTCTCGTTAGCGCGTGCTTTAATGAAGTTCTTTAATTGATTAACATTTAATCCATCAACATCTCCCATTTCAAACGCCTTATCAATAAAATCAAATTCTAATTGTACTGATATTTGACATGCCTCTATTACTTTGTTTCTTAATTCAGTAGTATTTAGTTCTGGTTGTTCTTCTAGTAATGTTCTAAACAACCAACATCCTGCTTTAGAATGTAATGATTCATCTCTAACACTCCATTCAACAATCTGACCTGTTCCTTTCATTAAGTTTCTTAATTGGAAACTCATCAATATAGCAAACGAACTAAACAAATTTACTCCTTCAGTAAACGCTGAGAATATAGCTAATGACAATGCTCTTTCCTCTAATGTTTCACCTGGTGTTTCAATTAGTCGTTCAATTTTTGCTTTCGATGTTTCGTCTTCTAAGAATGCTTGAAAGTCATCTAAACCTAATTCCTCATTCAAACGAGCATATGCTTCAGCATGAATTGATTCAAAATCAGCAAACACACGAGCCATTGCTTGTATCTCAGGTTTTGGAAACCATACTGATACTTTTGTCGACCAGTAATCGTTTACATGAACCTCTGTTTGAGCGAATGACTTTAATATGTTTCCAATTAAGTTCTTTTCAGATTCTGTTAATTTGCCTTTCCAGTCACCTAAATCAGATGCTAATGGAACTTCGTCTGCTAACCAATGTGAGCGATGTTGATCTTTATAAAAATCAAATGCTTGTTGGTACTCAAACGGCTTGTAAAAATTTCTTATTTCAGTAATCATGTTGTAAATGTAATAAATTATTTGCTAAGTTCAAAGAACTTCTTTTGGAGAACGTCTCTTTCTAGAGAATTTACGCTACTGAATTCGTTTACAGGCTTAGACGGGGTATAGTTACCTGCTTCTTCGTCATAATCATCAAAGATTTCAAAATGACCAGTTGAGGTATCGATTTTAGCACCGAATGTCATTCCATCTATTCCATATCTGTTTTTCATAATGTGAAATCTACCTGTTCCTGCTACTTTATCTTCTTTTTTACGTGAGAGAGAAATAGCCACATCTGTAATCATGATTTTGTCATAGCTACCTGCGGCTTTATCACCTTCAATAATATCATCTTTTGCACCAGCGCGGTTTACTTGTGATACACTCCAAATAGGAACTTTAAGTTCACGAGCAAGACCTTTTGTGCTAACATAAATATCATCTATTTCCTCTTTTCTATCACCTTTAGATCTTTTAGATCGTAGTAAGTCTACATAGTCAATAAGGATTAGGTCTGGTTTAAAGTCTAAGTCAATACATTTTTGAATATGTGATTCTAGTGTTGAGATAGATGCTTTTCCGGGTGAATATTCTTTAATTACTAGGTTACCAGGTAATTCGATGATTTCCTTTTCTACTGCTTCTTTGTGTTGTAGGATAGTGTTTACAGGAATATTTGTAAAACAAGCATCGTATCGTCTACCTACATAATCTTCACCTAATTCTAATGTATAGTGAATAACATTAAATCCTTGTTGTACAGCGTATGCACCTAAAGCAATTAATGTCCAAGATTTACCACCACCTGGGTTACCAAATATTAACCCAAAGTCACCTTCACCTAAACCACCTTGCATTAAGTCGTTAAATAATGGCCAAGGTGTAGGAACTGCAATACGGTGTTCTTCTCTATATCTGGATTCGATGTCTTTACTATACTCTAATCCTAAATTTTTATCACCGCCTGCTTTTAAAGCATTGTCAACTAAGTGTCTGATTGAATCATAGTCACCAGCATTTAACAAATCTACAGATGTTAATAATGCTTTTTTAAGTTGTTGATTTTTGCAAAAATTAGAAAATTCTTCTTCAACATATGCCAAATCATCGTCTGATGCTCGGTATGCTTCTTTTAACTGCTCTTTAATCGATAATTGTAGTACTTCATTGTCAATTCTTTTTAATTCAATCTTTAATACCTCCATACTTGGTGTAGTATGGTATTTGTCATAATATTTTAAGATTTCAGTTATAACCCATTTGTGGGCTGAATTGTCAAAGTATTCTTCACTGATTATATCGTGTATGTTTACTAGGAACTCCTTGTGTGTAAGTAAGGAAGATATAACCTTCGTCTGGAAGTGTATTCCGTAAGACGATAATGTACTTAATGTCATAACTTTTATTTGTTTAAAAACTGTTTAAAACTTTGAATGTGTCTCGTATCCAATACTCAGCATTACTTAATACATGATTTAAACCATCTTCGTGATAAAGTCTTAAAAAATCAGCGGCTTTGGTTTTTTCTATAGGTTGTTCTATAATATTTTCAATATGTTTCTTTTCACCATCATCTACTAATGGGTTACTTAAATCCATAATTAAATAATTCTTCCTAAGATGCTCATGATCAAATATTACTTTAGAGTATAAAACGTTTTCTTTATACTTAGCTTCACTGATGTCAAAAATATCATCTAGTGTCATTTTTCGGTCTGTTAATTCGGGGAATAACTTAAATAGTTTTTTAGGTCCTAAACCTTGCACACCTTTAATTTTATCCGAACTATCACCTAATAATGTCTTATATAATATAAAATTTTCAGGAGATAAGCCAAATTTTTCTTCTACCGTCTTTGGAGTATAGTATTCCTTAATCATAGGGCTATACACGGTAATATCATTATTTACTAATTGCAAGAAATCTTTATCTGCCGACACAACCACACATTTAGATTGGTGTTCTTCGGTTAGATACCGGGTTAAATGCGCTATAATGTCATCTGCCTCGACTTTATCGAGCATGATAAGATTGATGGGTAAACACCGTAGATAATGAATCAATCGTGATATTTGATTTACTTTAGAATCATGTTCTTCATCTAAATCATCAAACGTATCGTGATTAGTCATTCGGGTTTGGTTGCGCCCTGATTTGTATTCGGGGAGAAGGTTTTTCCTGTTTAAGGAAGAACCAACTCCATCAAATACAATGTATACTGAGGTAGGTTGGTTTTGAGATATTAGGAATCCTAATGATCTCAGAAACCCTCCCAGTCCTCCAATATGAATACCTTCTTGATTTACATAGTTTAATACAGCAAAATTCCTTAGGAATAAATTTAACCCATCTATAATCAACACTCTACTATGTCTATCAAACGTAGCAGCAGGTTGCTCGGGTTTATCCATATTATCTAGTAACTTAAGTAAGGCTTTGGTATCCATTTTTATTCTTCATCAATTAATGTAATGTTCTCTTTACTTTCTTCCCACTCTGACTTATCCTCAGCGAGACCAATACCATCGATGCTACCTAAAATATGTACCCATTCATGAGCATGTTGTTTTTTATACTCAGTTACATCCTTATTATCATCTTGAATAAAACCATGGATTGTGGCTACAACTGTATTTTTAGTTTGTAATCCTGTGACGTGGTTTTTGTCTACTGCTACTTTAGTACGAACTGCAAATTCAACTTCCTTACCATCCTTAGTTGCTTTCAATTTACTTGTACCACTATTAGTAATGTTACCAAATGTTAGTACAATAGAAGCATCTAAAAACATTGTTTCACCATTTTTCATTTTCATTTTAGGTTGAGAAAATATGTTTTCAGCAGGTGCTATCCATATTTTATTAATTGCAACCATTGTATTTGTATACGGTGATGATTCTTTTCTTGATAATGGGAAACGTTGATTAATAAAATTACCAAATTGTTGAGACATTGCGCCTGCATTCCACATTGGGTTATTTTTATTTGCTTCAACACTCATTTTACAAGGTATAGAACCGATTGAATCCCAAAAGAAACATAAATCATAAGGTAAATTACCTTTTTTCTGTTCATCTAATAGATCAGCTATAAATTCTGCTACATCTTCAATAGTACCTAAACTACTTCTATCATTGTATAAGAAAAATCCTTTATAATCTATGATTTCACCTGTTGATTCATCAACAACATCTTCAACTTGGAAACCCATTTGTTTAGCGTGTTCCCAAGACCATTTCATCTCTGTAATGATGAACACTGGCAAAATGCCCATTTTCTGGGCATTGATTGCCAACTCAAGCAAGGCTGTTGTCTTACCTGTGTTACTGTGTCCTCTTAAGAGATTAATATGTCCTATAGCTGCACCGGGGAGTGAAGTTGAATCTTGTAATGCTTCTGAAAATGGGATCCATTTTTGTTCTTTAAACTTAACTGTGTTGTTAAGTAGTTTTTTCTCTTTAAATTTATCTAAGTTAAAATTAGATTTCATTTCTGCAGAGACCGCTGTCATTAAAGATTCTCTCTTTTTGGCCATAAGTTTTTATTTATTTAGAATGGTGAACCTTCGCCTTCTTCTTCGTCGTCAAACAAAGCGTCAAACTTATCTGCTTTAGATACTTTAGCTGCAGGAGGTGTTTTTAAACTGTAATTTGTTTTAGGTTCTATTGTTGCTTTAGCTATGATCGGATCTTCATCTTCATCTGCTTCAACCTCAACTTCAGCTTCTTCAGCTTCTGGGTTTAAGAATTTAGCTAAGATACTCTTAATGTCTTCGTACTCGTTTTTACGTTGTAACTCAAGAACATTAGGTTGTTCAGTTAACCACATTTTGATAGTTTCTTTATCAGAACCTAGTGGAGTTGTTTTAGGTTTAACACGAATTGATGATTTCAATCCTTGACGACCACCGATATCACCCATTACAGCTTCAACTGTAAAATCGCGACCCTCGCTGATGTCAGTAAAATCTCCATAATCTTCATCCTCAGCAATACCTAATAATTGCATATAGATTTCTTTTCCGAATTCCCAAAGACGAACGCCTTTTTCTTCTTCACCACGAACAACTACAGGAGCAAAAACTCTCATTTTTGGATCTAATTTCTTAGCCAATTTCCAGTTTTCTTTGTCTTGTGTACCACGAAGTGATTTTGCAAACTCAACGATAGGATCTTTTTCACCCCAGTTGGTTAAAGCATAAATTGGGAATTTTGAGAACCCGTAGTGTACGAACACTTCTTGAAATGGGTTTTCTTTGTTTAGAATTGAAGGTACAATTCGGATTTGATATTTACCTTCGGCTTTAGGCTTCCAATAGTACTTGGAATAGTCAACCTTTTCTTTTTTGGCGCCTGATGACTGTAGAGTGTTTAATCTCTGTTTAATCGCATTGATGTCCATTTTTATTTGGTTTTAAATTGTTACTATATAATATACTACATTTTTCTTAATAGGCCAAGTTAGCTAATACAAGCTTTTAAAATGCCTTTTTTTCGTAGTGTTTCTTTAACGTTACGTACCTTATTTAATTATTGATGTACTTTACTAAATCTGTTAGATTAGTAATATACTTATATCTTTTATATGTGGAGTTTTTCTTTTTATCAAATGTCCCAAAACTTATCATATTTAATTTGTTTTTAGGTCTATTTAATAGGACAAATTTGTCATTTCCTTCATAACTCATATTTGCTCTATACCCCATATCATCCGACTCAGCATCATATTCATGTGAATCAAAATATTTTTCATCTTTAAAAGGATTAAATGTTGATAAATCATTTTTAGAGAATGTGTATCCTGGTTCAAATGTGTATCCTTTGCTAGATAGGAATGGGGCTATAATTTCCCAATCATCTATAGAGTCTACGAGTATAGCCCACCATTTTTGGTTTGGGTCTATGTTTTTTCCGTATACTTCTACTAATAAATTGGTTAGCTTAATCATGATAATAAATATCTATAATTCAACTATCTTGAATACCTTTGTATTCAATTGCTTTAACTCATTGTGTTGGGTTAATAATATGCTATTTCTATAATGTGGCCAATTTATTCTATAAGACATATCAACTACTCCACCGTTTAATTTTTTAATTAATTCGTTTAGAGCATTTATAGTATAAAGTGTATTGGTTTCTTTTTTACGATGAACTAGAATTGTGTTCTCGGGGATTTCACTTACGTTATTCTGGTCAACATTGTATGTAACAACGTACTCATTTGTGCTTTTAACAAACAACACAAACATTTTGTTGTACATGATAGTGTAGACAGTAGACAGTTCACTTACTAGCCCATCTAATTCCTCACCACTTGTGAATGTGCAAAATAACTTATTATTCAAATCCTTAATGTTTTCAATATTCGGATTATACATATCATACTTCACCTTAAAAGTCATAGCTCTTTCCCCCGTTGATTTTTATTGATAACTTTAATTCTTTAAATATATTCTTTATTGCTTCTAATTCTTCCTCTTCATCTTCATCCCAATCAAGTAAAAATGAGTCATATGTGTATAAAACTATTTTAGTATGTTTACCTGCTAATATCATATGTATTTTAAGTAGTATACCTATGTTTGTAGATGTTTCTAGATTTTGTAAGATATAATTGAATAACTTTTGTGGATTCATGTTATCTAACTTATCTTTTTCAAATATATAGCCTGATATAGGAGCGTTAATGAATCCTTGTTCATTAAACAATTTCCATTGTTCTTGAACATAAGTTTGTATTTTTTGGAAGAATGGAAGTGATTTGTATTCTTCAAATACCCCTCCATATAATTGTTTGAATGTTAACTCTTTTGCTCTAGCATAGTCTACGCCATACATGCTAGCAAAATCAGCGTGAATATCAGGGTTATCAAATTCATGAGAAACCAGTTGTCCAGCCAAAGTCGGATGGTATGCTGAAATATCGATTTCAAGAAATTCATTGTTTTGTGGTATAAAGCTCGATCTTGAGTGGTTGTCTTTCTTTAGAGCAGCGAAGTTAATGCTATTAAACGCATTAGAC